TTGGAGCGCTCCTTGATAAACACTTGGGGCGCTTCATCATCTACAGCAATCAAAAGAACAATCTGTGGTACAGATATCTTATAGATCCATTCGAACATCATAGAATAAACAGTGGCTTGAAGGAAGTAACTTTCAATCCAGTCCTCCCTTTTTAATTTACGACTTGTTTTAAAATCAATAATGGATACTTTACCATCGAACTCAGCAACAAGGTCGGTTCGCCCAGCACATCCCAGAGCCTTTGAATACAGGGCAAGCTCAACGCCCAATACATTATCACACCTCTGGTCCAGGATGTCCGCAATGGCTTTGAATGAGTCTACATTGACAGGCATTGCCTTCTTGTATATCTCAGACATATCTTCATTCATCACATAGCTTTCGGCAAGACTATGGATTGCTGTACCACGACGTGCTGCTTGAGTAGAGATTCGATTGGCTTCAGCTTCACCAACCTTTTTTCTCCACTCAAGCAACGCTGTCTTATCTAACTTCTCACTTAGTACCGTGGTAACAGACTTGAGAAATGTTACCCCATCTGGCAAAACATAATGTCTCTTGCCATCAATGTTCTCTGTTTTTAAATCAACAGAAGGTACGAGTAAGTGTTTGAAAGTTTTACGCGACAATTTTTAACCTATCTTTCATTATAATATATTCTTTGACCATTGCTGATCTAACAATATCATTCTGATCAAAATCAATAAATTTAAACGATTTCATTTTCTGAACGATTTTCATAAAATCTATAAGACCATTACGCTCATGGTCTCTGGTAAAATCTGACTGTCTGAAATCTCCACAGAATACAATCTTACAGTTTTTACCTATACGAGTGATGACTGAATCTAATTCATGGAGCGTCATGTTTGCTATCTCGTCAACAATAATAATGCAATCATTGAGAGTAATGCCACGTATGAAAGAAGTACTGATAAATTCAACAAGACCACGGGATTTAAGGATTTCATATGAGTCTCCTCTGCCAAAAAGTTCTGAACAAATTGCATGATATGGAGATTCATACACCTTTGTCTTTTCTTTATTATTGCCAGGCAAGAAACCCATGTCTCTTGTAGGCACAACGCTTCGAACGATAATAACCTTTTTGTATTTACCCTCAGGCTTTATCACTTCTTTTAGTGCGAGGTATAAAGAAATAAAACTTTTTCCAGTACCAGCAATTCCATGTAACATAAGATTCATACCAGAGTCATATGATTCAAATGTTAATTTTTGATTTTCTGTCAAAGGAGTAATATGTTTAAGAGCAAGATTATTTCTCTGAACTGTTTCCTCTTTACTGGACTGTTGACGTTGGATTCTTTTTTGTTTTCTTGTCAATCTTTCAGTTGTCATTTGCACTCTTTTTTAAAATGTGTTAATCGTGCTCCTTGAGACACCCTTTTGGGCTCCCGTTTTCATTTGTTTGAGCAGGTCTCTGAAGCCTTGATCGGGCTTACCCATACCTCTACCAGAGTGGATAAGAGGCGCACCATTAACAAGTTGCGTTACTTGTGGATTAGATTTCAAATATTCATCTAGAGCCGAGATACTCATAAAGTCCTCGTGCTCCTCGCCAGTGTCATTATTAAGAAACCTATACGTAGGCATTAAAGATTATCTTCCTCGAACTTTGAGTAGTTCGTTTCGAATCCAGTTTCATCTTCTTCGTCTTCAAGTAGAGCCGAGATATCTTTGGTGCGTAAGGCTCGGTCTACTTGCTTTTGCTTTTTCTTTTCCAAGTAATTGCTTCGCTGGTCGAAGTATTCTTCTTGGTCATCATAAGAATAATCGTTTTTACGAAACTTCTTAATTAACTGCTTGCTCATCGGGGATTAATCCTGGAAGTCCTTTGGTGACATGTTCGAGAGTGATGCCCTTGATGGGCTTTTTGTCTTTGATTAAACAAAGAAGTTCGGCATCCTTTGGTGAAACATTTTCAAGAAGCTGAACAAACATTGATTCGCGCTTTACTTGTGCAAGATTTTCATGAAATCCCTTGATGAAGTAAGTAAGCTTCTGTGCTTCTCTTACCAATACACCTTCTTGATCTTGAAGGTCATTAACCTTGTAGGGAGGAGCGCCTTCTGGCAGATGCCAAACTACGTTAGGATCATAACAAGCCTGAAGAATAATGCGTAGCGGCAAACTATCATTTGCTGCAATAGCATCAATCTTTTCCTGAGTTCTCTTGAGCTTTCCTACCTTCTCTAAGAACTCTGCCAATCCGATTTGCATATTAAAACTCCGATATATGTTGGGTTAAGTTTTTAAGTTTTTTCGCAATGAAATAATTCATCAGCTTAGAACGATCCCTGTTATCCTGGGCATCATAAGATTCTACAACCTTAGCACAGATTTCCTTGGGGATCATCTTAAGATCAATTAAATTTTTATTGCGCATGAAATTTTTAAACAATGGATGATCAGTTTTACCATCGAGATTAAGCTCGATAAGAGCATCCATTTTCTTTTGAGTTAGTGGCTTTTGACGCTCGCCAACAACAAAACAATTGTCAGAAGAAAGTATGTTAGGAACGCCATCGCCTGAGTCTCCTTTGAGAATATGTTCTTCTAGGTATCGATCTGGATCTGGGTGGCTCACCCACTTCTTGCGGGTAGGATCATACTGCTTCACATTTCCATATGTGTGGAGTTGGATAAAATCTTTATCACCAGATAAAATCAAAATCGTTTCAAATGGATTGACCCTCACAAGTGTGCTGATGATGTCATCCGCTTCAGCAGATTCGATATCAATCACACGGTAAGGGAAATATTCTTTAAGCTCTGCGCGAATTTTATTCAAGCATTCGAAGATGGCTTTCCAGTCCATCTCAGATGCTTCCTGACTCTTCTTGCGATTAGCCTTGTAGTAAGGGAAAGCTTGTTTGCGCCAGTAGTTGGTGTTGTCACATGCAATAACCATTTCACCATATTCATCTGCGAACTTTTGGCGGTATGAACGCAGGGAGTTGAGGATCATATGGCGAACCATATTTTCGTCTAGCTGAGCATTGGTATGGTTCCCAAGTTGCATCAACAGATTAGAAAGCATCACTTGATTCAAGTCAACAATAATCACATTTCACCTTTAGACTGTTTCACTTCTTTTCAATTCTAGATTAAGAGAGTCAGCGATTCTCAGTGCGCCGATTTCTTCTTTATCTTCAGCAAATACATTTTCAGATATCTGCTGGAATGGATGGTATATAGAATAGTGTTTACACATCATAGATCTCAAGGCTTCGACAATCAATGCCCCATCTTTTAAATCTGTAGACTCATCATCCGCAAGATGAAACCCAGCAACTTCTAACTGATTGAAGATCATTGGCGCGACCGTCGCGATTGTTTCTTGGATATGATAGTGTTTCATCATTTCCATTTTACTTTGGATGGATTCTATATCCTCTTGCATATTCATATTCTTTTTGGGAAACTGAATAACGTTGGATGTTTTTTCCATTATTTTTATTATACCTCGAATTTACAATAATGTCAAGCAATTATATTTAGGTTAACAGTAAGCTGACACACGACTTCCATACTCTGTGAAATTAAAGTCATAGATTTTACACTGGGTTCCATCAGTGATGGTTTCGATAACCTTTTGACGCTTATCTGGTGTCACATAGAAGATAAAGAACCCACCACCGCCAGCTCCGAGAAGTTTACCTCCAAGAGCACCAGCATTCAGAGCTCTGGAATATATCTCGTCGAAATAAACACTTGTGATAGAAGTTTCAACTGCTTTCTTATCCATCCATGCATCGTGGAGCAAAGCACCGAAATCATCTAGCTTATTTTCTTTCAAATACCTAGACGCTACATAAGCTTTGTCGCGAGAAGCTCTAACAAGAGCAAATTTGGTATCATCGTTCATAGCAGCTGCTTGCTTTTGAAGGATAGAGTTTGCATTTCTACTACGTCCAGAGTAGACAAGAAGCAATCTGTTTTCCAGATTGGACCAAAGATCTCTGTTATATGTAGCTGGTTTAATGTCGACGCTGCCATCTTTATTGAATTCAAAAAGATTCAACCCACCATAAGCAGCAGCATACTGATCCTGTTTACCAACTGGATATTTACAAAGATCTCTTTCAACATGATAAGCAGTTTGTGCTAGATATTCTCTGGACATCAAACCAGTATGCTGGTCTGGATTGGCAAGGCAATTCGTCAGTCCAACTGTAAATGCTGAGGATGATCCAAGACCAGAACCCTTGGCCAAAATATCCGCGATCGAAGCAACAGTAATTTCTTTATCGAAACCAAAGAACTTCAAGCTCTCGCGAGTAATAGCATGTTGCATTTGCTCTAGGTCTGGGTATTCCTCAATAGTATCATACATAATTTTAACACCCAGATGTGGAGTTCTGTGCATCATTACGTAGATATACTTATCGATTGTTACAGAAAGAGCTGCGCCCTTCTCCTTCTCAAAGAATGATGGCATGTCACTGCCACCACTGAAGAAGCTGATACGAAGTGGAGTTTTTGATAAGATCATGGCGTAGTCTTATAAACAAACTGAGGCTTGGGCTTGCCACGAGAAGCAACATCTGGATACTTTTCCAGCAGCTGCTTCAACATGATATCCCACTTACCCTTGATGAAGTTAATGTTATATCTTCCATCAACAAACGTCTTGTTGAATGCAATCATGTTTGTTTCTTCGCCGCTCTTGATAAGTTCGATAGCAGCATTGAGATGGTTGACGAACACATTAGCATGGGCATTCTTGTCTACCATATTACCCTGATACATAACATTCAATCCACCAGATGTTTCTGGCAGCGCAGCAGAGTTAGGATGAACGCATACCAATCCAGCTGACATAGCTTCGAGCATTGCTCGGCAGCTTGTTTCTGCCCAGATGCTAGGATAAGCAAAGATATGTGCTTGATTTAGATGTTCCTTGAGTGTTTCGTTAGGGACGAAACCATGGTATGTCATCTGGGGATGTTCGCGAACCTGATCATACAACGGTTCGAACTGCTTGTCAGCATCATCCCATCCATAAATTTTAAATGATGAGAACACATCGAGATGGATTTCAGGATGCCTTTCAGCCAGGAACTTAAACACTGGGATAAGGATTTCCAATCCACGTTGAGGAGTGGAAGTATAAACCAAACGAATCTTATCTTTTGGCTTTACGATACAGCTGTCTGGCGCTGGTTCGATACCAGACTCTAGCACAATTGACTTGTCATCAAAAGGCAAACCATGAATCAACTGGTAGCGCTGCATCTGCCAGTTGCTGATGAACACAAACTTCTGGAAGCTATCCTTGAAATCCTGCTCTCTAAACTTGGCAGACTCAGGGTCTTCGGGAAGATCATGACACCAGAACAATCTGATCTTTTCCCAATTCAAATCGCGAGGACGCGAACAAATAATTTGGAAATGTTCCAGCAACTCAGGGTCGATAATCCCTGCTAACTTACGCTTGGCGATTTCAGTACCACCAAAAGCATTTTTTGAAATTTCATTTTCTTCGAAACCCATTATCTATTCCTCATTGTATAATTGATGTTTAGTACTGCTCTAGGCGAATTATCTCTAGGGTTGTTCCCAGCATGTAATAATGTTCCATCAAATAAAACCAACCTTCCACGCTTAGGCAATATTCTTTTTTTGATTGTTAGCGCATCAGTTTTATCTGTAAATTTTTCATTAAAGATAAAAGTATCACCGCTGCTATCATTTATATAGTAAATCCCAGTAACATAATCTTTGATTCCGAATCCACCCATATCAGTATGCGGATAACCATGAGTGCTATCATCAAATCTGGAATCATATGTGGTTATATTTGCTTTGATTCTAATCAATTTGCTGAGATTCAACTGCTTTAATATATCCATAAGCATAGGATAATAATTTGAAACCACACCTCTCTCATCCCACATTGGATGGACAAAGAAAAAGGTATCTATAATATTTGGATACTTTAGATACTTTTTTTTATCGTGGAGATTATAAAGCGGATTTGTTTTTATAACTTCATATTGATCAGAAGTTCCATAATTAGAAGATTGGTTGTACATCCAGTACATGGAACTATTATCTAGGAATGCTTTTTCAATTTCTATCTGTTTTTGTTGTGGAATAATATCATCAACAACAATTACTTCAGATAGAGAACCCTGATTTAACTGCATCATTGTAAAACATTTCGCAAGTTTCTTTAGAGAACTGAGTTAGATCTTTTCCAAATCCCTTTACCTTTTTAATTAGGTCATTTGGCATGGTGATAATATCACACCCTGCCTTCTCAGCTTCTTTGTAAGCATATGCTTGACGAGAAGAAGCCCAAAGGAATTCGAAATTAGAAGTTGTTCCACGAACTGAATCGTAGTAAAGAAAACCTTCAGCAATGATAGGCGCAGGATCAAACCCTGCATCAGCAATACGACCAGCGAACACAGAAATAATTGCACGTGTATCAGGGTTTAAATTGTCGATAACATCTCTAATCTGTGCACTAGTAAAGATAGCTGTTACGTTGAGCTTGATACCTTCATCAGAAAGAGTTTTGATAATGTTATAAGTGTTGTTCCCATTGGTATGCATAACAGGGATCTTAACATAAACATCATAGCCAGCTTCTTCACCCCAAGAATCAATCAATCGAGCCTGACGGATAATTTCTGAAGGCTCATCGGCAAATACTTCGAGGCTAAGATTAGTTTCAGGTCTGCTAGATGCAAGATAATTGATGGCAACCTTGGCAAACTCAGTATAATTAGTAACACCTGCTTGGCGCATTAGAGTTGGATTAGTAGTGAACCCTGCAATCATTGGGTCCTTAGCAGCATCAATGATGCCAGCCATATCAGCACCATCAGCAAATAATTTAATCATATTGTTCAAGCTCCGCAATTAGTGTTGCTGCTTGCAACACATTGTCAACGATATAGTCTGGTTGAATGTCTTTAAATTCTGCGGGGTATGTATACTCATCCCCAACAAAGATAGTTGTCAGTTTGCTTTTATGTCCAGCGACAATGTCTTTCCATCTGTCACCAATTATATAGCTACTGCCTCTATCGATCTTATGCTTTTTAATTAGAGTTTCTATCATCCCATTATTTGGTTTGTACCAGGCAGAGCCACGCTCATATGCACACAGCACTTCATCGATACGAAACCAAGCAACAAGCAACCGATTCATTATATTTAGATGGCTCATTGGCAGAAGTCCATCGTAAACATCTGGCTGATTAGTTACTACGAAAGCAGCATAGCCATGATCCTTTACAATATCAACTGCCATTTTTGCGCCTTGGATAAAGTCAAATTCGCTGACGTCCCAAGGCGCAGTGTATCCATCCCCATGATCAACAAGGTGATTTAATACACCATCGCGATCAAAGAAAACAGCTTTCTTTACCACTTTGTTTTGTTGACTTGAAGATTTGGATGGGAAATAATACAGTGCCATACTACAGCCTGGAATGCTTCAGAGTGCGGAGTAATTCTGGTCGCTTCAACCTGCGGAACAACCACAACAGTGTCGCTATTTTTTGCAGCATATCCGTCTGGTTTACCAACAATGCTTAAGATAGTTCCGTCTTTTGAACGTGCATACTTGATCGCATTGATCAAGCCTACTGACACATTCCGCTCTTCATCACCTCCACCGACGGATAGAACGAAGAGGGTGTCTTTGTAGTTGAATCGACTGCCCCTGAGATACCCTTCAAATACGGTGTTAAATCCTTCATCATTTGTTCTAGCAGTAAGCTCTGGTACGTTATCTGTAGGGCAGTAAGCTTCGACATCACAGAGCTTACGTAGGTCGTTGACCATGTGTGAGGCATTGCCAGCGGACCCACCAACTCCCAGTACAAATACCCTGCCTTCGCTGATATCCCTAGTTGTTCTGATAGCATTTACCATTACCTCGATATTATTTTTGTCGATCTGTTGTGCAATGTTAACAACTTCATTGAAATAAAAATCACTAAAGCTCATGTCAAACGACTCCTCAATTCAGTAGAGCTATACATATGGTAGCGCTCATTGTATATGATATTTATACCACGCTTCTCACAAATATCTTGACCTGTGATATACGTATCCTTATATTCAACACCAACAAATCTAATATCGATTGGCTCGATTGCCATTAGATTAATCAGATCTTCTTCAGTTTCGTATGGGATGATAGCATCAACATACTCACACCCCTTCAGCTGCATATATCTTTCATACACAGACTGAACAGGTTTGTTTTTACTGGGACGATCTACCGTTGGATCGACATGCAATCCAACGATAAGAAAATTGCAATGCTGCTTACACTCTCTAAGCATTGCAACATGACCAGCATGAAGAAGATCAAATGCACTACAGGTAAATCCTACAGTTGCACCACGAAGGTCAATCGGTTTCATCCCCGTTCCTTTTCAACAACCTTGACATTAAGATAAGACATAATATTCTTTGGTGCAGTTTCACCATAAGGATCTTCTTCTGCATTGTTCTTGAATCCAGGCTCTTCGAACCATGCTTCAATAACACCATTGTCGATAACAGCTGCATATCGCCAACTACGATCGCCGA